CACGTATTCGTCTGCCGCCGCGGTAGGTTCCATCTCTTGCCACGCTTTTCATCTCCTTTCTGAAGTTGGCAGGGTTTAATCACCCGTTTGAACCGGAAAAAATTCACGCGATAGGGGGCGCCGGTCTCCAGGCGGACCTGGTTTAGAGATTCTTACCGCCCCTCCCAGTTTGTTTTCCGTAATAGGTTGAATATATCCTAAGATTGGGTATAATTGAATTATCAAAGATAAGGAGGATACTTTCATGAATATCAATACTGATAACCTTGTTTCCATTACAGAAGCGAACCAGAACTTCTCTCGCGTGGCACGTATAGTTGATGAAAAAGGGTCTGTTGTAATCCTTAAAAACAATACTCCGCGTTATTTACTGATAGAGTTTAGCAGCGCTGAACAGGAGCAGGCAGCTAGTGATGAAGATGTTCTTGATGTTTCTAAGCGTTTAATTGCAAAGAACCGGAAAGCATATGAGGTGCTTGCTAAATGATTACTCTATCAAAGAAACAGATAATCATGCTGCATTCACAGCTCATTGCTGAGACTGGCGGGACCGATGGCATCCGTGACGAAGGATTGTTGGATTCTGCCTTGTCCGCTCCATTCCAGTCATTTGCAGACACTGAAGTTTATCCATCTATTCAGCAGAAGGCAGCTAGACTCGGATATGGTCTTGTCAAAAATCACGCTTTTGTCGATGGAAATAAACGAATCGGTGCACACGCGATGCTGGTCTTTCTTGTGCTGAACAAAATAGAACTTGATTACACGCAGGATGAACTGTCCGACATATTTTTGAAAATCGCAGCAGGAGAAACCTCACAGAATGATCTTCTCGAGTGGATTATCACTCATCAGGAATGATTCAATAGTTGTTTTACTTTGGACTACGGATTTCACTCTTTTTATGAATCTTCTCATGACAGCTCCGGCAGAGACTCATCAAGTTGCTCTCATCATTTGTTCCGCCTTCTGAGATCGGTTTGATGTGGTGCACCTCCTCGACAGGAACGTATCGTCCGTGCTTCAAACACTCCTCGCAGAGCGGATGCTTCTTTACGTAGCGCGTCCTGATCTTTCTCCACTGACTTCCGTAACGTTTGTGTCCGTTGTAGCCGCGGGTGAAGTGGTCGTAGTGCTGCTGCATCCGTTTCTTGTGAGCAGGGCAGTACTGCTCGCCGTCCTCTGCGAGCTCCTTGCAGCCTGGGTACCGGCAGGGACGCTTTGGTTTCCTTGGCATGACTTTCACTCCCTTGCATAACAAAAGCCCCGGAAGGGATTAACCTTTCGAGGCTTGTCTAACGATCTTGTTCGCTTTTCGCTAAGTATATATTACCACGAATCACAGGTGGACATTTTAGGGCATTCCGGGCGGATTACATTTTAAATCGTGATCGGGTCATCCGGAACCTTTACGTGCTGCAAAGCATTGCCGTGCCATCTGCGAACAGTCCTGGCATCCGCATTCAGTATGGTTCCGATCATTTCCCACGTGTAATTATGAACGTAGCGGTAGCGCAGAACCATCTGTTCATCTGTGTTTTCAACTTCAGCAATGACAGAACGGATCTGATCCTTTAAATCAACGTAGAGATCAATCTCTTTGTCAATCTGGTGTTCCAGTTCGATGATCTTCTCAATCGAATGAACGAAGGGTGCATCACCGCTGTGACTGGTCTGAACACGTTCAGTAAGTGCAGGCGACGAGACGGATGCAGCCATGCTCCGAAGTCGTCCAACTTCTTTTATATCACTGTTGATTCTCTGGTCCAGTCGGTACGACTGGCGAAGGTATTCTTTTGGTGTCATCATGATTGAGCTACCTCCTGTAGTTATCTTTTTGTTTCTGTTCCTTGATTAGTTTCTGAAGCAGTGCTCTTCCGTCGATGATTGTAAGAAAGTCGAACCATTTCGATTTGAAGAAGGTCTCGGTGTCCTGTTTTAAGTGCCGTCCTTCTATGCTGCCTGGGTGACGATGGATAAGCACTTCTGCATGCCGCCAGTCCTTGACAGCTTGCAGGATAATGGCATTAATCAGTTTCTCATAAGGATTCATTTACTCCTCCAGATTTAGGATCGTCGGTCTTGCGACAGTCTGTTGTAAAGTAACGGATCGTGTATCTGCGTCTGACGGCGCGGTTGTATTCTGCCTGCATGCCGGACGAATAGTCTCCATCAGAAAAGATCCAGACCTGATCACACTTGTCCATCAGGACTTTCCCAAAGAAAAGACCTAACCTTCGTTCTTCCGGATCGTCATCCTTTAGAAACTGTGGGTAAAGAAGATGACTGCAAACAGGGATTGCACCTTGATTCACAGCAAAACGGCAGTAGCGTTTAGCATCGCTCACATTCGTCTGGATGTCACCGGCATAACGACTTACGATATAGACGAGCGGACGGTAGCGTTTTTTCTTTTTTTCTGCAGCCACGTGAGACAGGGCGATGCTTGCAGTTGGATCACTATATCCTTCGCTGTTCTGATAGACATTACTCATGGCGTTCCTCCATTTTATGAATTTCAATTGAAATACCAGTCGGCTCATCAGACCAGCGTTTTTCGGCAGTCTCTTTCACAACCTGAGCATCATCTTTCCAATAGCCACAACGGGTCATGCAGTCTTTTAACATCTTCTCGAGATTGTCGGTGTCTGGACGGGTGATGCGCCACTGCCCATGCTTGTGAGATTTCCCCTTTGGGAATAACCACACGACGTGAAGGAAAAGCGGTCCCGTAAGAGGTTCATCAGGACGATGCAGGGCAAGCTTTTCTGTCAGCAAGTGCTTTGCTTTTTTCAGCTTTGCCGGTTCGTAGAAGATGGGCTTTCCATGTATAATGCGCACCTGCTTTTCCTGAGCAGTCGCAGTAGGTGGATTCATTTCGATAAATAATTTCATAAAGTGTTCCTTTCCGGACATTTTATCCATTCGAATTGTCAGCCGCTGCGTTCCGTTTCAGTGTGTGGAAGGACGGACGTTTACGTCCTTCCACCACATGGAACGTCCACGGGCAGACAATATATCTATATATAAGGCGGTTGACTATAAATGGACAAACGAGAAATCATCGGTTGTCGTCCATATCCGGACAACCGGGATTTACTTCGGTTGTCCATCTGGTTTTGTGAGACGTTTTACAACGCCGTTTGTACAGTTATAAAATTCTTTTAGCTCGGACAGATACCGTTTTACTGTGCGGGATGAGATATCAAGGTATTCAGCGATATCTTTTACAGTAATCTGGATATTCTCATCCGTGCAGAGTGCATCATAGGCATTGTCTACTGAGGCGTGACGGCTTTCCGGAGTGGAGTAGTTTCCGGACTTCGTCAGGTTCGCAATCGGACTTCCTTCAGCACCCAGCCGGGCAAGTTCGCCAGTTGTGTCGAGCCGGTGGATTGGATATTCAAACCAGAAATTTACCGGAGAGATATTCGCAAATTCACGAAGGGACGACTCCATTCGCCAAGCTGTGGCACCACTGTCTGCAACATGATTTTTCAGATCATCTGAGAGTTCAAGCTGAATCATGTCAAGCTGCGCATCAGGGTCTCTCGCAAATACACCTGAGCCACTAGCTCGATCCATTGCCTTCTTCATCCCTTGTGCACCTTTGCTGTGGTGATGACAGTAGATGGTCGAGCATCCGGTTTCCGTGCAGATCTTATCAAACTGGTTACAGAATGCACCCATCTCAGACGCATTGTTTTCATCACCCGTGATCACCTTGTAGATTGGATCGATAATGATCGCATCTAAGTGCTGGTCTTTTACTCTTCGGATGAGTTTTGGTACCAGTTGATCCAGCGGGACAGCGTGGCCTCTGAGGTTCCAGATCACGATGTCTTCGGTATGCTTCTTTGGCAGGCCAAGTGCATCATAGATTTTTAAAAATCGAACGATTGCAGATGCCGGATCAATCTCCAGATTGACATAGAGGACCCGGCCTTTTTTACATTCAAATCTGAGCCATTTTTTTCCTTCAGCGATAGCAATGCAAAGTTCCATCAAGAGAAAAGATTTTCCAGCTTTTGAGGAACCGGATACCAGCATTTTGTGGCCACGCCTGAGAATTCCTTTGATCAGTTCCTCAGGAAGTTCCGGCGGGCTGTCTTTGTACTCGGAAAGTGAGACCATACCTGGAAGTTCATCGCTTATTCCTTCGACGAAATCCATCCAATCGGTCCATGATTTCCTACCGATATTTGTGGCGACAAGATACTGCCTGTTGCCGTTCCTCGTTACGCCGGGCATCCGGGAGAGGCGGGAAGGGTTTCTGTTCTGCTTGTCGATGGAAACATTGTGCTTTTCAAGGAAATCATAGAGAAACTCGACGCGTTTCCGGTATTCCTCGTAATTGTCTGCATCGACATGAACAATCGCATGCAGGCTTTTTCCACCAGAGTGGACGAGGGCCGCAATCGGGAGCTCGAGTTTTCGGAAAAGGATATCCTGCTCTGAAACTGGCAGTGAATCGGACTCCACCAGTGCATAGGTAAAGCGTGTGACGTTCTCATTCTTTACGCCTTCACCATCCACTGGATTGAAACGGATCCATGCACCTGCTTCTTCCTTCCAGTCACCGATCGTTGCTCCGAGGTCATCTGGGTGCTTTTTTAGTGATTCGATTAATTCTCCAGCTGTTCGGTCATACACACCTTTACTCGGAAGCCACTTACCGTCTTTGTCTTGCCAGACATCGTTTGTGACATAGCCGATGCGTTCGTCAGGCCTGAAGAGAAGGGAAAGATAAGTGATCAGATCATTGACGGGATTCCATGCATCCGGAGCGGTAAAGCCGTTGAATCCGTCGTTGCCGTCATACTCGATCGCATCATCCCAGTTCATTACGCCGTCTTCACCGATAAACGGTTTCCATCCGCGGTCTTTAGCCATTTGAACGATTGTGCCACCTTTTACCGGGTTTTCGGTTCCGTGGAAACCCGCCCATTTCTGTTTACACTCACCTGGTTTATACCGGGAGTCGTTTCTGCTCCAGTCATCCCAGATGGAGCAGGGGAGTCCCTCTTCTTTTAAGGCCATGCCAACTGCAATCCAGTCTGCACGGGAAAGGGAGGAGACATCTATGGATTTAAGAGCAGAAAGCAAATTTGTGTTGTTTTCCATTTATTTGCCTCCGTATGGTTTGTAAATAGCCGGTATAATACCGGAAGGTAAGTGCCAGTGATTATCTGCAAGTTCTGAGATCAAGCTGCTCGCATCAGAAAACTGCCACGTTCCAACTTGTCTGAAACCGTATCTTTCAAGGCAGCGGATCTGCTTTGGAGTGGCAAGTCCAGCCTCTTGACGACGTTTCAATTTGTCGATTAAGAGTGATGCCATACCAGCATTGGAAACAGAATCCGGAAAGATCCCACGTCGTTCCAGAAACTGAAGTTGCTTTTCTGTAGGTGGAGCCATCTCCCATGCGAAAGTTGGTTCATAATTCGCTAAATCCTCAGCTGCAATTGAGAGTGCATATTGAATCGGATCCACAAGCTTCCGTTTTCTGCCACGCATCTCTGCAAGCTGTCTGGCGAGGGATTCCTCCCGTTCTGCCAAGACATCACGCTCGGCCTGTTCCTCGGATTCGATGAGATCGATACCGTCAGCGTTATCCTGCATTCTCTTATCGATTTTCTTGGAAATGATCTCGTCCTTACTAATTAAAGACGATGGCTTGCAGAGGTCGTGCCGCTGTGTCATCCAGAGAAAATCAAGAAGCAAGAGATTCTTCTTCCCAGGTGCAAGCCTCATGCCACGGCCTATCATCTGTTGGTAGAGAGAGCGGACTTTTGTCGGGCGAAGGACCACAATACAATCGACAGACGGGCAGTCCCAGCCTTCGGTAAGAAGCATCGAGTTACAGAGAACGTCATATTTGCCATTCTCAAAATCCTGTATGACTTCTGTACGGTCATCGGAATTGCCGTTTACTTCTGCGGCTTTCAGTCCAACATCGTTTAGAATCTGGCAGAACTTCTGACTGGTAGCAATCAGTGGCAGAAAGACGACGGTTTTTCGATCCTTGCAATAGCGAAGCATTTCCTTTGCAATCTGCATAAGGTATGGCTCTAAGGCGCAGCCAACTTCACCAGCAGCAAAGTCACCACTTGAAATTCCAACGTTGCTGATATCGAGGTTAAGTGGAATAAGCTGTGCCTTAATCGGGCAGAGGTAGCCTTCTTTAATCGCATCCGTCATGGAATACTCATATGCCTTGGAATCGAAGAAATCTCCGAGGCTTTTCATATCTCCACGGTCTGGTGTTGCTGTGACGCCGAGAATGTTTGCTCGTGGGAAATGATTGAGAACGCGCAGATAGGAATCTGATGTGCAGTGATGTGCTTCATCAACTACAATGTCCTGAAAGTAATCACTCGGAAATCGGGACAGTCTCTTTTCCTGTGCAAGGGACTGCACAGAGCCGACCGTCACCGGAAGCATACTTCCGAGGCTAGTAGAATCTGCTTTTTCAAGGCAGGAGTCGATACCAGCGGCTTCCTTCAGTTTATCCGCTGCCTGTTCAAGAAGCTCTCCACGGTGTGCCATAATCAGCACCCGGTGTCCTTTATTTACCTGATACTCAGTAACAGAAGCGAATACAACTGTCTTGCCACATCCCGTCGGGAGGACAAGGAGCGTCTTTCGATGCCCCTCATCCCACTCGTTCAGGATGGCCTGCTTCGCTTCAGCCTGATAAGGCCTAAGATGAAACATGTGTTAGCCTCCTTCGTTAGAACGGAATTGTTTCCTGACTGCCGTCGACCGGAAGCCATTCATCCTCTTCTGGGAAATTCTTCGGGTCGTAATCATAGAAACGGTCGACGTCATTAATCTGACGTTCATTTCCGTCACGGTCCGTATAGGTACGCGGTTTGAAGTGTGCCCGTCCACGACTTCCTACAACCTTGTTCCAGTCCATGACAAGGCGCTCACCATGTTTCTTCTGGCCAATGCAGCGGAAGAAGGCGGAAAGACGCCACTCCACGAGGCGGTTCAGGATAAGGTCAGTACGAACGTTGGCTACTCCGTCGTCGGTCTTCACCTGCAGAGTAAGTGTCGCCTTGTTGCAAGGAGACATCTTTGCACTTCCAGGGAAGCGTCCGCGCTCGAAATTCGTAACAGTAAAGTTGTAGTCTCCCTCCGGCAGGATGATAAATTCCTGACCATCGGTTTCGAGGGCGTCATCCCAATCCATCCCCGCGTTCATATTTGTGTTGTCAACCATAGGAAAACCTCCATTTAATGCTGGGCTTTATTGCCTGTGTTAATGAGTTCTAAAATCTGCGGCCAGTATTTAATGAGCCAGCCGTTAATGAAACGGTCCTCATATTTATCAATTGGAACCGTGATATCGTAATGTCCCTTGGATGCGACGACCTTCCGGATGTCTGCATCTGTTACATGCGATTCCTTCATAAGCTGATGTAATTTCTGAGAAGGATTGACATCTTCAGAGGCAGCAGTTTTTTCTGATTTTGAGTCGCTTAGATGCTCGTAAATAAAAGCAAGATTCTTATAATCGAGATCAACGACGTATGGCATTGTTGCTCTCGTTTTCGCATCCCAAGCAGGATGATGGGTTGTGTAGATTACCCGCTTACCACCCTGTGGCTTTTTCGTATTGTTTCCTGTGGTGACAACGAAAGTCTGGTAGTTGCAGAAGAAGAGGTGATCGCACCATTCCTTCAGAAGTGGAGCGACCTGCTTGCTGAGTTTTAATTCCCAGCGGTCATAAGCGCCCATTTCATCCGGCTGCTCGAATTTCCTCATCTTGGCATGAGCTGTGATCGTCACATTGATTCCGGCAGCAATCACCTGATCACATGCAGAAAGAAGTCTTGCGAATTCTTCGGCCAGATACGTGTAACCTTTTCCATAACCGAAACTTTCAATTGAATTCTGCTTATATTTCGTGCAGATATAAGAAGTGACAAGCTGCTCCGCCCAGTCAGCGGTATCGATAACAAGCGTCTTGCAGATACCCGGAGTAGCAGCGACTTCCTTGACGATATTAATAAGTTCTTCCCATGATGCAGGTTTATCGATACGACGAATGTCCATGAAGGCAGTTCCGCCTTCGGTATCGATGACTACCGGGTCTGGGAAATGTGCAGCAAGTGTTGTTTTGCCGATACCTTCCGGACCGTAGATGACCGTCTTCTGAGCGCGGTCTACTTTTCCTTTTGTGATGTTAAGCACGTGTAACCTCCTTTATTTAAGCGAGCAGCTGTAATCTTCGATCACGCTGCAGCCCGGCACGTTAACGCCTGAGTTGATGAGTTTCTTGACCTCAGATTTAGCAACTTCTGGAGCAGGAACGCGGAAGCAGTCTTTGTACTTATTCCGCTTCAGCCAACGCACAGCTTTTCCTGAATCCTCTACGTCAAGATGCGATGTCTTCCGATAGGAGAAGGTCGCAATTCCGAGGTCTGTCTTTTTACCAGCGCATTCACGATCTAAGATTTTCATTAACCGATCTTCCTTTTTACTGAGTCGATCTCTTCTTTTTTTCAGGCGTATCTCTTCAGTTTTCAGAGCGGCGGACTCAGACCTGAGATTCAAGATCAGTTTTGCCAGCCAGGTAAGGATGGATTTCTTTTCCATCTGAAGAGAATCGATCTGCTGGAAGAGTTCATCCGCATCACCTAAGATTTCTCCGGTTTCCGGATCGAATTCTATGGAGTCGGTCAATCGAAGAATTTCTGCATTGATTTCGTAGAGTCTCATGACCTGCCTCCTTCTGGAACTTCTTTGATAGCAAGCTCCTCAACGCTGTCACCTGGAACGATGACTGTAAGGCCGGTTTTCTTTCCAAGAAGGAAACGAAGAAAACGTTCCCGGATAGAAAGGTGACGGCAGCTTACGATTCCGCCATTTTTCGGCTGTTTCGATACGCTGATTTCAAGTTCATGTTTCATGTCGTTACCTCACTTTCTTTTGAATACCGAGGAGGATTTATTTCCTCCTCGATATACGGACATTTCCAGCCGGTTTTGATGGGGTATTTACTGAAAAAATTTCATGAATTTTTTCTTTGCGGCAACGATGGACTCGTGAACCGATTTATAATCCTTGCCTTCGCAACGAGCAATTTCGCGCTCAGAAAGACCACCGGCCAGCATTACGATCCGGCGCTTCTGGATGTCGGTAAGATGGGAGAAAGCCTTCTTCACTTTCGCATCCCGCTCCTCGGTATCCTCTGAGTCGTCGCGGGTACCATATTCCCGTCCTTCGTACTGGATCCCATCGAGCGAAATGCAGTGCCGGTGCTCCCTTCTATCAGAATTAGCTTCTTCGCGACGGGATACCGTAATGAATTCTCCAATATCGGCGTCGGCTTCAACCGTTGTGACCTCGCCAGTAACAGATTCGTACTTGACAAGCATAAAAAAACCTCCTTCTCGGTTTCGAGACGGAGGCATTCCTGACCATGAAAAAAAGGCATGGCGGTACCATAAGAGGAGCGAATGCTCCGTCTCTAGGTGCCACCAGCCTTTCCAGTTGCTGGAAGCGTTCGATGTTAAGTTTTGCGTTCTGATGATGCTGGAAAGATGTCAGCGCTAACCATAATCAGAAACAAATGAGTCAATGCAGTTCAGATCATTGCATTGATTCAAAAGATCAGCTGATAAACACAGGAAATATCTGCGGATGTAAAGAAAATATCGACTTTTATTTACCAGTTATGGTAAAATTAACATATCGGTGATTTCCCGGTTTTATGACCTTTCTGTATTTATTCTAGAAGAATTGAACCTGGAAGTCGTTATGGAAGAGTTCTAGAGAAGTTCATGGAAAGTTCAAGTTTTGAAGGGAGACTTCAAAAGTGGAGGAATTGGTGCTGGCAACATATGTGAAGGCACTTAAAGATGCTTTTACTGAAAACGTTGCAAATGATGAATTGATAACACTGCTGTATTCCAGTGTGGCTGAACCACTCGGGCTTCTGAATAGGAATGATGATCCGATCGATTGCAGTAAAACTCAGGCAAGTTACATCATGAATCGACAGAAAGGCGGGAACGCGCTGAAAGTTATTCGAGCAGGTGCAGCTGATGAAAAAGTCAGAAATTCGATTGGTACTTTTTTTCGTAAGAACATTGTCATACGAATCCATGAGGAGAAGAAAGAAGATCTGATTGTTTATCTGCGGCGTGTTCTGGAAGAGGATAGGACAATCGCAGACGAAAAGAGAAAGGAACTGCTTTCACTGTCTGAGCAGGAGGATAAATCAGAATTTCTTGGGCGACTCTATTTATATGTTGTGGCGCAGGAAAACGTTTTAAAAAATGTTCGCCTGAAGACGCAGGATGAAATTGAGCAATATAAAAGAGAACCTTTGAAGAAACTGACCGTTCCTGCCAGCCTTATCGATGAAGAACGGCGGTATGCGAATGAATTGTTAAAGGTTTATGGGCAGCTTGAGGGAAAGACGGCTTTTGAAGCAGGCGATCTGAATAGTTATCCGAAATATAAGAAGAACTTTGACGAACAGCGCAGCTACTATTTCCTTGCTGAAGCAGTGAGACGGGGGACAAGAGATATATATGAAGACGAAGTGCAGTTTGCCGAACTTAAGGATGAGACTTATGAGGGCGTCAAAGAAATCTGGGAAGATGATTACCCTAATGGGATGAAGCGTTTGAAAAAAGTACTGAGTGCAGCAGCACAAACGCCTGTGAATCGGTGCTGGCTAAGCCGTGAAACTTCATGGATTGGAAATTCACAGAAAAAGGGGGTTTGCCATTTTCTGGTGAATGATGGACGATTGAAAGGATGGGTCAGGGAAGATGACAGGGACTCTGTTTAACAGTACATTTGAAAACGCTCTCAGAATCATCGTTCTTTTAAATAACATAGATATGCCGGTTTCTATTGAAAGAATATGTGCGCTTGATTTTATGAGTCAATATAGCAGAGTTTTTCATCTGACCGATTATAACCTTCAGGGCGAAAATCCGTATAAGTTCAGTGAATACCTTGCAAAGAGACAGTTTGTGACAGAAGCAGTAAAGTATCTGGTGCTACGTGGATTGGTATGCCCTATGAACTTGTCCAAGGGGTTGCAGTATTCCATAACACCACAAGGCGAGGATTTCTGTGAGTCTCTATACAGCACATATGCAGAAGAATATGATAGGGTTTCAAAAATTGTTGTTACAAAGACTTCGAGGATGACGGATGAAGATATAGTAACCATTATTGAAAAAACAGATTCAGATTCTACAGGAGAATAATTTATGGGCCGTTTTTATATAAAGGAAATATCAGCTTCTGGCGAAAACGTAAAATTCTCATCGATATCGTTTCACGACGGAATGAATATCATATACGGACCTTCCAATACAGGAAAGTCCTACATTATTGGCTGCATTAATTTTATTCTTGGCGGTAGTGATATACCTTTTACAAAGGCGGATACCGGTTATGACACGATATCTGCAAAGCTGGAGATGATCGGTGGTGGATCGCTGTTTCTGACACGAAAAATTGTGGATGGAAAAAAAGGTGAAACTGGTGAAGGAAAAGTGACCGTTCAAAGCACTGTTTCAGGTATTTCTTCAGGAGACTATGGACTAAATAATTATCGATTTAACAATCTGTTATTGTACTTGATGGGGATAAGGGAAGAACATAAGATTATCGCTACTAAGGATTATAAGCCTGAGCGTTTGACTTTTCGTTCCATGTTTCATTTGTTCTATTTAGAGGAAGAATCCATATTCCGAAAGACGACGGTTCTGGATTTCCCTAGAGGACAAAGAATAAATGCCAGTATGTCCATAATCCGATTTCTTCTCACCGGCGATGATCTGATGGATACAATTCCGAAGGAAACAGCAGAGGAGCATAATAGAAAGATCACAGAAAGAACGGGAGTTCTGGCATATCTCAATCAAAAGATAGACGGGCTTGTAAAACGAAAAAAAGAGCTTCAGCAACAGGCAGATGGATTATCGATAGAAGATGCGGAACAGAAACTTTCTGAGACACTTCGTCAAGCCGATGAAATAGAAGCGAAGATCGTAAAGACTACTGAAAGAAGCCGGATACTTCTGAAGCAGATATATCAGGTGAGTGCCCAGCTTGAGGAAACTCAGTTTGCTGGAGAACGTTATCATGCACTCGAGTCACAGTATTCTTCTGATTTGAAGAGGCTCGAATTCATTATAGACGGGAAATTAAAGGAGAAGAAGATTGTCCCGCCATCCAATTGCCCGTATTGCGGTCAGGCATTGGAGAATGTTCCAAGCGTCGAAGAAAATTACATCGAGACAGCGGAAATTGAATACAATAAAATTAAACTGCGCTTAAGCGATCTACAGGCAGCAATCACGCAGCTTGCTGCGGACGGTGTTCTAGATCCAGAAACATATCAGAATGAACTCAATCAGTTGAATAAGGAAAAGATGGATTTGAGTGCGAAGAAGACGACGCTTACCATGAGCCTTACAAACAACTACTTGTATACAGCAGAAGCTGGGAAGCTGGCACGATTTCTAAAGAAAGCAAGTATCACGAAGAACATGGATGAAGAAGCCTTCCGAGAGTTCGTGGACGGGGTGATTGTCTATTCGAGAACACTTATTGGATTCAAACTGAAATGCGGATTACTTTTGAAGGAGGAGTTGTCATGAGATCTATACCATACGGATATCGGATCGAGAATGGAAAAGCAGTTCTGGAGCCAATTGAGTCGGATCGGGTGAAGTTGATATTCGATACATATCTTAAGACAGGAAGTCTTGTGGAGGTACGAAAGGCGTCGAGTCTGGATAAGACGCATTCGTCGTTCAGTCGCATCTTGGAAGATCCACGTTATCGGGGCACGGATTATTACCCGGAAATCATTGATGAAAAAGTCTTTGAGGCAGTTCAGAAGAAGCGAAAGGAAGTAAAAAGAAAACGATCCAAAAGACAGACTATACCTGTGATTCCTGGAACAAGGTTTCAACTACGGACAATGGAAGAAAGTGAGCTTCCGGAGGATCCGTCAGAAAAAGCAGCATACATTTATGAAAAGATTGAGGTGAGGGAATAATGGCAGGGGCACCAGAGGTAACCATCATACCTCCACGGAAGAAAATCGGGAGCAGGGTGGTTAAGAATAATGAAAAGAAGATCAATGTTGCAGCATACTGCAGGGTATCAACGGATTCGGATGAGCAGGAAGAAAGCTACGAGGCTCAGGTGAAGCACTTTAAAGAGGAGCTTGAGAAGAACCCGGCATGGAATCTGGTCGGCATTTATGCCGATGAAGGAATCAGTGCCACCAATACGAAGAAGCGTGAACAGTTCAATCAGATGGTTGATGATGCAATGGATGGGAAGATTGACATGATTCGCACAAAGTCCATTAGCCGGTTCGCCAGAAATACGGTCGATTGCCTTCAGACTGTACGAAAACTGAAGACAAAGAACATTGAGATTTATTTTGAGAAGGAAGGGATCAACACACTGGATGCAAACGGTGAGGTGCTCCTTACGATCCTTTCGTCCCTTGCTCAGCAGGAGAGCGAATCCCTGTCGCAGAACGTCAAGCTTGGATTGCAGTATCGTTATCAGCAAGGCAAAGTAAATGTAAACTACAATCGCTTCCTTGGGTACACCAAAGGAGAGGACGGAAAACTGGTGATTGTACCAGAAGAGGCAGAGATCGTAAAACGCATCTATCGGGAATACCTCGAAGGCGGAAGCACTATCAGCATTGCCAAGGGACTCGAGCGAGATGGCATCAAGAATGGTGCGGGAAATACAAGGTGGCAGGGGACGAACATTCAGCAGATCCTGTCAAATGAGAAATATATAGGTGATGCCCTGCTGCAGAAGACGGTAACGATTGATACTTTGCAGAAGAAACGGGTGAAAAATGAGGATTACCTGCCGCAGTATTATGTGAAGAATGACCATCCTGCAATTATTCCAAGAGAACTCTATTTCGAAGTGCAGACTGAAATGGTAAGACGGGCACAGCTTCGTAGGGAAGGAAAGCTGAACGGGGTGTACTCAAGCCATATAGCGATGAGCGGGAAGGTGATCTGCGGGGAATGTGGAGAGCGATTTCAAAGGACACAATGGGTTATCAGAGGACAGAAACAAATCGTGTGGCGGTGCAGGGATCGGTTGAAAAAAGGCAAAAAGTCCGAATGTAGATCCAGAACTGTATATGAGAAAGATTTGCAAAAGGCAGTGGTGAAGGCAGTACAGGATCTGATCATCGATGGGAATCAGGAGTACGAGGCTATCAGCAATGAAGTGATGAATCTGCTCGGAGAAAATCCGGCTACTGAATTAGAGGATATCAACCAAGAGATCGCTGACCTGCAGAAGGATATTCTCGCCGGAGTGAAAGCACATCGGGACATCACAGGACTTGCTGAAAGAGTGCAGCAGTTAAGAAGCAGAAAGACAGAGATTGAAGCTGGGCAGGCAGTGGAAGAGCGGGATAAGGAACGCATCAAGGCTCTCCGCGAATCCATCGAGAAGTCCAAGGATAAGGTGCTAGCTTATGATGAAAAACTGGTTCGAAACTTTATCAAGGAGATCAAGGTCTTTCCCGATAAGCTTACCATCACGGTGATAAGTGGTGCACATGAAGACATCACAATTTAATATTGTCAGTATTTTGCCGTCTCGGACTATCGGTTTGGCTTTTTGTTTTTC